AATGTATATTATGTTAACTAGAATAAATATAAAAGTTGCTACAGCAACCTTTTGCCCTAGCAACTCTTTAATCATCTAAAGTAGATTATTTTTGCGCTCATGATTGTACCACATTTCAGTTAACGAATCTGTATTTTCAACCGAAAGTTCTTGAATCATTTTTTTCATTTCAGCACGTAAGTGCTTTCTACTAAAAGAATTGTTTCTAAAATCGTTAGCAAGCTCTTTCTGAGCTTTTGACATGCGTGTCTTACCAAGTGCCAAAACATAATCAAGAAATAACCCATCATCGTCTAAAGCTTCATAAACAGTAGCTAAACTGGAAGAAACTTGCGTATCAATCCATTCCTTTTTTTTGATAATCGAAGGAAACGGGTGTACTTCAGTTAACTTTATTTTTTCAGCAGACCCCAAAAAAATTTCCCACCATTTACAGTTATCCCATTTATAACGCTGTTTTTGAGTGCCTTTAATCTTAAAAGAGAGATAATTTCTAAGGATTCCGCAGATATATTCCCCAAGATTTCCACCTTGAGAAATAATTTTACATGCCTGCATAGCTCTATCTTTTCGAATCTGCAATTCTGTACGTTGCCAGAAATCAATTTCGTGTTTTAAAGCATAATTTTTCGCTTCACGCTCTTCTAATTTATCATAAAATCGAATCATTATATCAGACTTTCCAAAATAAATCGTTTGACCTAAAGTGTCGCCAGTCTCAAGGAGAAATTCCTCAAAATTACGACCTGTGCGAAATTTTGAAACTACACAACCAGTTTTTATCTTATTTTCAATCTGTTTCAGTGTAAAATAGCCTGCTGTATCGTCTAAAGCCAAATCCAAACGAGTAACATTTATATCATACCCTAGTAGATACTCAAAGAATGACTGCCAACTAAAACCAGTTTTCTGAAACGTTAACTCATATTCTCGGCAAGCTTGACCACTTAAATCAACAAAAATCCCCATTTCTGGAGTGCCCTCATAACAAATAGTTATACTTTGCCAGACAGCACTTTTTTTATAACCGTTGCGCCCTTTATCTTGTTCTGTGAAAAGTGTAGAATCTAAACAGAAAACCCCACAAACTTCTTTCCAATTTTGAATATTTTTGAAAGTGCATGAAAACCAGTCTACTGTTGCGATTAGAGAGTGTTGGTTGGGTGTTATAACCCCCCTGTTAGTAACGGGGGTTTCAAGATTTTTTTCAGTCATATAAAGTTAGTCCCTTCTGCTAATTAAATAACAAGAAATAAAAACACTTTTTTTCATTTTGACAATGGCCAAACAAAAAAATAAATAGAAACGCTAATTTATCAACATTTGCAAAAGACGCTGCAATTAGAAATACCAGGAAACTGAAGGTGATTAAATAACGATGTGCGGAAATTCGCCGCACTGGCGCCAATTTTTCGAATGGAAAGACTACGCTATTCCAATCAAAAAATAAGCGAATTACAATAAGTCAATACCTATAACTTTCAATTCAGCACTTTTATTATTCGCACGATGAAACAAATCAAAATATACCTTAATTTTGTCGTTTCTACGCAAAGGAGCCACATTGATTTCACGATTAACTAAAAACCTATAGACTTTATTTGTCTTTGGAATACGCACTTTTAGCAAACGATACGACCTATCAACAGCAAAGCCTGCGCTATTCCTCTTAGCAGAATACTCAAGCCATTTTTCTACATACACAAATTCATAACACGTAAACATAATAAGCCCCCAGTTAACAGCTCTTAACAGCATGTAAAGCTTGCGTCATTTGAGCAGTTAATAAAAGTTGTTCCTCTTCTAATTTCTTATCTAAACCGTCAATCACTGCATAACTATCGTATAAATTCCTTAAGGAATCTGTTTGAATAAAATTATGCTTTCTCTTCGTTTTCATTTTTTCCTTTTTATCTGGGTTGGAAATAAAATACTCATATTCAATCGGATCATACCAACGTTGAAACGTCCAACGACCAGCAAAAGTAGAGCAATGCACAACTTCAAAAGTCTGTTCTCTGATAGGTTTAGCAACACGTGTAAAAACTTGACTAGTCGCCAATATTTTAATCCCTTGTTTTCGTTGTTGCGTAATCGTCCGAAGAATAGTGATAGGAAAATTTCTTGTTTGATTGTCAAAATCATTCTGTATTTCGTCCCACCCAATAACTACACCAATAAAGCCATTTTCACGAGCAATCTTTGAGATTACAGGAATTTCAGACAAACTAGTAATAGAAAAATGTTGGTGAACATAACCAAAATTCGTAACAATCAACAAATCTTTATAAGTCAAACGATACTCTTCTAATTGCTCAACCAAAGACATGGTTTTGCCTGAACCTTGTACACCACTATAAAGCCTTAAACCATATTGTTTAAATGGTTTTTGTCCTTTTTTTCGCATATCATTCCAAACTAAAAAGTCCTGGAGTTTGTACTTCATAAATTTCACTATTTTCATTGGTAAATTCCTTTCTAAAGAATTATCTGACAAGAAGAAAATCATTTTATGGTAAAAACGAGTCGGGGCTCTGGTAGAGCCTCCGCCTTCATTTTTACCCAATAAAAGGAATTTTTCTCACAATTGCCATGAATATATTTTTTAAGAAAACAAAATTATCACGAATGACAACAATTGAAATAATTATTCCAAGTACACCAACGTCCACGAACATATTAATGTATTGAAATACAACTGAAAGGCCAGAAATCCAACCTAAATCTATTTGAAAATCAAATGAAGGAATTAGGTTTAAAATAAAATCAATCACTCCAAACAGCAAATTAAACAGCAATTCGAGTATCATTCTATAATTTCCCCTCTCGTATGGAACCATTTGTACATATCAATCAGAAATTCCAAAAGAATAAACCCTGTAATCACTGCTCTAACAAGCGGAGCAAACTCACTAATTTTTGATAATGGTAAATTTACACCTCCAGCAAACATACCACCGAAACTAATCGTAATATCTTCTAAATTTCGTTGATTACTGAACAATCCTTTAAAAACGTCAATCCAACCAAAAACAAATGAAAACTTCGCTTTAAAACCCTCTCCAGTACTTTCAAACTTTTTATTCATAAAATCTAAATTATCAGGTACAAACAGTTTTATAAGCATGTCAAGCATTTTCCCTACGAGAGAAGCAATAGAATCAAGAACATCAGCTAAACCATTGACAACAGCTGTTAAAATACTTCCTAGCGCTTCAATAAGTGCTTTTAAAACGTCCCACAAAGAGGAACCAGTACTATTAACACTATCGCCAAGATTCACGCTTAATTTCATTGTTTTTAAGTAGTCATAAATCATTTCAAGCCTTTTATTTCCAGTTTCAACAAAAGAAGAAATCGTACTCATAAAACTTCTTATTCCTAAAATATCTTCTGCTAAAGTTTTTAGTACTTTCTCTAGTTCCCCAAAACCAGAAACGATAGAGTAGCGTATTTTATACAAAGAACTTTCCTTATCTTCCATATCAAAATAACTAGCCATAAGTTCCTTAAGCAAAATGAACTGTCTTTTTATCATGCGAACAAAAGAACCCTCATGAGCCATTAAGGAATCTGTATCAACAACACCAAATCGTTGGTCAAAAACTGTTTTAAGCTTATCTACACTATCCTTAACAGTTGCCACAGCGGCTATTATGCCCAAGTCAGAAAAACTAATCCCTTTTTTATTCAAATCATTTATGCCATTCTTGGTCATAATCAAAGTAGATTTTAAATCTCCAAGGCTAAAATAAATATTATTTATCTTTCCATAACTTTTTTCCAAATCTTCCCGCACGCCTTTAAAGCCATCATCAATAGATTTCTTAATAACAGACATAGTAGATTTTTCATTGAACAAATCAAAATAAGAATTTAACAATTGTTTTAACCAAACACGATAATTCGTATCTAAATCTCTATACTTTTTCCAGAAATTAACATCAATGTCATCCAAAACATTAACAATATTTTTCAACCCATCAACAATTAATCCTGTTTGTGTCTTTATCAACTTAACTGCGTCCCCATCACCTAACATAACACCTTTTTTATAATCTTGAGATTTCCAAGTATCATGCAAGCCAACGATAGCCGCTATAATACCAACATCAGTTATCACACCAGTTGTTGAACTATCAATACCCCTTTTGATTCTAGTTAAATCTTCTTTCAATTCACTTATTTCTCTTGAATTTTTATTTGCATTTTTAAAATTATTCTGAACCATCCAATTTTGATTAATGCGGTTAGTTAAATCTTCGGTTAATTTACGTAAACTTTCTGAAGTATTACCTATCATTTGACTATTAGTAGTTGCAATAGTATAAGCATTTTCTCCAACTATAAGTTTTCGCTCAACATCAGCAATCTTCGAAGAATTACTAGTTACACGATTATCAATTTTACTAACTTTGTTTCCAGATTCATTTATTGTTTTTTTTAATTTTTCAATTTCCGAACGATTATCTGACGTTCTATTAAAAGCATCAAGAGCATCAGACCAAGCTCTACTTGCCCTAGAATAAGCATCATTTGCACGGTCTATCCCAATGATTGCATTTCCATTAGCAATATCAAAATTTCCGAAAAGCTTTGCACGTTCAGCATTTGCATAATTTTGATAATTATCGAAATTAGAACTTAAACCATTAACAAAATCAATCACACGATTTATCGTATTATAAAGATTATTTATATCAGCACTAAAATCTTTTCCTTCGACAATATGAGTATAATAGTTATTAATTACTGGAGGAGGAGCAGGACGAGAAGAACCACCAGTGTTAGGCTTAGGCTTAGGTTTTTCCTTTTCTGGTTGCTTAGGCTTTGGTTTAGGATCCCAACCACCACTGGCACCACCACCACCAAATTCTCCACCTTTCCGCACAGAGATTTTCTTCCCACCATCAATATTTTCTTTATAAAACGATTCATTTTGAAAACTATCTAAATAAATTTTCGTTAAATCATTTATTTCACTGTTTTCGCTTTTAGTTTCTGCCGTTTCTGAATCATCGTTTTTATCTTGTTTATTAACGGAAAATTGACTTTTTTGTTCATCAATAAAGATACTGCTATCAATACCGCTTTCAGAACTAAAAGAAAAATTGTTAACGTCACTAACATTCCTGTTACCATTTGCATATACAGTTGTATCAAAGAAAGAAAAGGCATAAGTACAACTGCCAACAATAATAAAAAAAGTACTAAAAAAACTATACCTACCCACTTAAAAATTTTCTTAACATTAACCATTGTTTAACCTCCAAAAAAACTCTAGCTCCAAACAGGAACTAGAGCGATATTTTTTCTATTTAACTGCCGATTTTGCAAAACTTTTGATTTTACGAATCGCTAACGGTAATAATGCCATTGCTAAGCCTGCACCAATTACTAAGGTTGCATTGCTAGATACCAATTCTGTAAATCCTTTTACCATCCAATTAATTGGACCCGCCAAATCAACGGTTGGAAATTCTGGTAAATTCATTTTTCTTTTCCTCCTAAGCAATCATTTTTATTATTTTTGAAACGACAAAACTGCCTAATTTTAAAAGTAAGAAGGCGCCAATCCCACCCATTAATAAGACAACTGTCATTGTTCCCAAAGATTGTTGGTTAAGTTGATAGGATTCTGAATTTTTTTGATATTCAATAAGCGTTTCAGTGTTCTTATTCATCAACTTAAGCTCTTTTAACAACTCATCGTTGTTCTTTGATTCTGACAACAACTTTTTTTGTTCAGAACCATTTTTAGCAATTTCGGACATAATTTTAACTAATTCCTGATTCCTTTCAGCTTCCTGCTTTTTTTCTTCAGCAACAACCGTTTTTTGCTCCTCTTCCTTAAGCTTCAGCTGTTCATTAGTTTGTTCTGTCTCTTTTGCCTTTGTTTCGCGTTCTTCCGACTGACGTTTTAATTCGTCAACAAGCAACTTATTTAATTCAGTAAATTTATTAAGCAATTGTTCGTTTTGCTCAACAATCTTTTCATTTTCCATAAGACTAACTCATTGGCATAACAGATAAACAATTCATAGCAGTTGCGTACCCTTGTTTACGTGCCTGCAATTCAACAACACACATTTGATTTTCTTTTGCTTCAACAACTATGTTATCGTTTGCAAAAAATTCTAAACGCTCATAAGTAGCTGGATCCGCAACGTGAACAATTCGAAAAGGTTTTCCTTTTTGACTAACTTTATCTTCTACTGACATGAAAATTAATTTACTCGTACTTTTAAACAATTGACATACCCCTTTCTTGTTAATTATTAACTCAATTTAGTTACAACTATAGAATAAACTCATTTGAGTTTTTTGTCAATCATAAATGGTTAATTTTTTTTGATAAAATGATATACTTCAAAAAAAAGGAGTCAGTGAGAAAATGGATAAAGAAACACAACACGAAATTCTAAAAAATAGAATATTAAGTTATCTAAAAAAAGAAAATCTTAGTATAAACAGACTAGCAGAACTATCAAACATAAGACAATCAACATTAAACAATATTATAAACAGAGGTACCATTCCAAGAATAGATACTATACAGTCAATATGTGAAGGTTTAAATATATCTGTAAAAGATTTTTTTGATTTTGAACCTTACAATTTAACTCCCAAAATTACAGATAATAATCCAGAAGAGTTAATGAATTACCTTAAGCACCTATCGGAAGAAATAAGTAAAATCGAAAAAAAATTACAAGAAAATAATTCTGGAGAAAAATGAAATGATTAGAAAAAAAGTAAATTTAAAAGTAATAAAAAAATTTATTGTTGAAGAAGCAACATATGAAGATATGGTAGAAATAGTAAAACTAATGCGTATACGCAAACATAGCCTTGACCTCGAAAAGGCAGCAAATGACAGAAAAGAAATTTATGACAAAGTAAAAAGAAAATGAGCAGGAATAAGCTTTTACTCCTCTCATTTTCAATATTTAGGTATGGAATGTATATTATGTAAACTAGAATAAA